GTATCAAGACTGTCGATCTCGAAGTGCGACCGATCCACCATCGCCGCGCTCAGCGCGTTCGGGCGCACGTGCTGCTGTGCATGCTCGCATACTACGTCCTCGGCACCATCCAATCGCTGGCGCGTGACGCGGAAAAGCTCGGCCGGCGTGATCTGGTGATGGTCGATGAGTGTCAAATGATTAGCCGGGACAGCAACAGCCAGTATTTAAAGCTGTTCGATGTTCTTCGATCTCAGAATTTCAATCTTCAATTGGCTGGTTTGAGCGCCACGCCCTATCGGCTCGACAGCGGCTACTTGCATAAGGGCAAAGATGCGCTGTTCGAGAAGATCGTTTTCTCCTATCGGATCGCTGAGGGGATCAAAGACGGCTATCTCTCGCCGCTGCGCTCGAAGGCCACGTCCACACGCATCGACATCAGCGGTGTCCATATTCGTGGCAGGGAATTCATCCAAAACGAATTGGAGCGCGCTACCAACGTCGCCGGGATCGTCGAGGGCGCAGTCGCGGAGATCGTCGAGCGCGGCACCAGTGGCCCAGACCAACGGCGCTGTTGGATCGCGTTCTGTGTGGGCATCGAGCATGCCCGTGCGGTACGTGATGCGATCCGCAGATACGGAATCACTTGCGAGACAGTGACTTCCGAGACGCCGGCCGATGAACGGCGGGAAATCTTCGATGCTTTCCGCAACGGCTCGATCCGCTGTCTCACCGGAGTCAACATATTCTCGGTCGGCTTCGATATCCCTCAGGTCGATCTGATCGCGTTGCTGCGGCCTACGCTCAGTGCTGGACTTCTCGTCCAGCAGTGTGGCCGCGGGAGTAGGCTCGCACCATCCAAAAATGATTGCTGCGTACTCGATTTCGCTGGAAATATTCGCCGGCATGGTCCGGTCGATGATGTCAGCGTCAACGGCAGTCTTGGATTTGTCCCCAATATCGTATCAACCATAACCTGTCCGCAGTGCCAGGAAGAGAATTCCCAAGCAGCCCGCGTCTGCGCATGCTGCGGTCATGTGTTTGCAAGTGAGGCGAGCGAGATTCATGTGTACGAGCCACGCACGCGGCAATGGGTTCGGCACGGGGCTGTCGCCGACGAAGTGCCTATTCTCTCCACCTTAACAGCCTCGACATGGCTTCCGGTCCAGCAATCCGACTACCGGCCTCACCAGAAGCGTAGCAATCCCAACGCGCCACCGACGGATGACCGGCGCATCATGATCGCGATGGCCCAGCCCTTCGCAACAAATACCGTAGGGCGCCTCCGGCCACACCGCGAGCAACGCCTTTACATCCTGTTCGACAAGCTCCTGGACGTGCACGGCGATAAGAGAGCGAGGGCTCTGTGGATCGCGTCCAGGATCGCCGGCGACATGCCTCTCGACATGTCTCTCGACGTGCCTGCGACGTATGATTTCACCGATCACCAGGCTCTTTCCGGTCGCGGTGGCCATCTCGATGAGCGCAGGACCACCGCCGGCACGCCAGTGGGCTTCGATCGCCTCGACTGCCGCGGATTGATAAAAACGCAATATTATGTTGCTGCTACTCGACACGACACGATACTCCACAGATTACTAGACTGTTACGCTGGACTAGTTGGATAGATTGAGACTGGGCAGATTGGTTCGGTTTGGGCTGGTTCGGCGATCTTCCGGTCAAGAGGTCAGCAGCAGCAGCACGACGGATGAGGCCACGCTGCTACTGCTGCCGGGCTTCTCGTTACGTGCGCCACGGCGGTGTATCGCCCTGTGACGGTGTCGCCGTGTATAGCTTGCGCCGGTGGGTCTAACGGAGCCTGGGTTGAGGTCTGAGACGAGGGCTGTGGTGGAGCCTGGGTTAAGGTCTGAGACGAGGGCTGTGGTGCAACAGCTTGTGGCGGCGTACTACCGTTAGACCCGCCGCCCACATATTTTCCCCATACTACGAGAAGGGTCTCGATCGCGTTTGTTGATATATTTATGTCAATCTTAGCTAGTTCTTCTGAGATTTCCCGTGGAGCTAATTTTGACTTTGTATGGAGTGCTACGATCATTGCCTTGACTTCGTCAGTAGTCGATGACGACGAAGATTGCGGCGGTGGAGTCTGAGGTGGAGAATTCTGTGGTGCGTTTGGTGATTGATAATCGGTAAAGCGCATGCCCTCCATTAACGATGCTGCCGAAGATTTTGCTGCCGGAGATTTGAGCGACGGTGACGTAGGTGGAGATGCCAACGCTGATGCCTGCGGCTGAGGCGTCGCCGATGCTGTTGGAGATTTGGAAGCCGGCATCAAGCGTCGTGTAGTTGATTTGGCGGATACTGGAGGCTCATAGCTCGCCGGCCAGACGCGGGTCACCACGTTCTTGTCGTCGTAGATCCCCTCCTGATCCTTTTTGATTCCGACGCGGATTTTACATGGGATAAATTTAAAGGGGTCGGGGCCGGAGATGCCCGTGGTGATGCCGCACGCGATGCAGAGGTCTTTCAGTTGGCGACGCCCGATTTCCTGGGCCTGGGCGTTGGAGTGCTGATACGTGATGTTCTGCCAAACCTGGCGTTTCTCGTAATCGCCCTCGATGATTTGCCAGACCAGTTTGACGCCCTGCCCGTCATTCGATTGCGGCACCTTGATTTCCGCCTCGATGATCTGCGCCGGATAAACGCCGATCGGCAGCAAATCGAAGCCGCTTCCCTCGTATTGCGAGGGATCGAATGGTTCGAAGAATTCTGTCATGTTTAGTCATCCTAATTGATCTCAGTTTTGGATTTCAGTTTTGGATTTCAGTTCGTTTGTCGTTCAGTTCGTTCTCCTGTTGTTGTTGTTGTTGTTGTTGTTGTTGGGTCTCACGATTGCTGGTCGCTTGCAGCGCCAGCGCCAACACCGGTGTGTTCATGCGTATTTGGACGCTTGTCCTTGCCATGGCAGGAGGCAGGGAAAAACGGCGCCAACTGTTTGTTATAATCGAAATCTTTGGGGACCAGCATCTTGGCTGGCAGGGCGTAGCGATTTTTTGCAGTGAACGCGGGCTTGCCTTCCCAATGGATATACCGCGCCGAGCCGCCGTCAGCGCGGGTGCGTTTACGAAAGCCCTGATCTTCGGATAGGACGACGAGTTCGGTGCTGAGAAATCCGATCCCGTCGGCCCAGTCCTGCATCAGAGCCCGGCCACGCTTGTGCAAGCGCAATTGATAGCTCGTGTAAGAGAGTGCGCGAGGATCGTTGACGGTTTCCACCGCGCTATGGGCGAGCAACACCACCGTCATGTTGCGACGCAGCCGCAACCAGTCCAAGCCGGCGCGCAGGTCCTCCCAATACCGGTCGGCTTCGACGTAGCCCCGGCCATAGCCGGCGCTTTCAATGGATTTCCAATTATTTGCAACGCAGGCCGCGTTCCAGACCAATGGCTCCAGCGCATCGACAGTGTCGATCGCGACGGTCCGGTAATCGTGCGCTTCGTGCCCGAGTGCGGCAATCGCGGCAATGATGTTATCGTAGCTCGACAACATACCAAACGTGTTGATCTGCAAATCAGCTGGACACCCGTCTTCCGTCTGAAGAAATATCGGAGCCGGAAATTTTGCGGCTAAACTCATCTTCCCGACCCCAGGCAGTCCGTGGACGATGATCCGCGGCGGCAGCACTGCAGTCGTAGTTCGAACGTTGGCGAGCGTGATGGTCATCTCAAATCTCCGGGTGATGATGAATTCCCACACGCCATTACGAACCAATCTGGCTATGGCCGTGGCTATGGCCGTGGCTGTGGCTATGGCTGTGGCTATGGCCGTGGCGGTGCCGGCTGCGTGACTATCGAGGGGGGAAGCCTTCGAGGGGTGGGGTTTTGGCGTGCGCAGCTTTGGCGTGCGCACGAAATCTGCGCCGACCGTTCCCCGAGAACAGGAGGAACGACGGCTCGACATCGATGCACTCGACATCGATGCACTCGACATCGATGCGCTGCGACGACCCGGCAGGGCGAAAGCCCCAGGCAGGGCGAAAGCCGCAGGCAGGGCGAAAGCCGCAATCCGCCAGGGAGGCAAGCCTTGCCTGGCGGGCGCAAATCGCTTAGGTAGACGCACGTTAGGCGCCTCCTTGATTCCAGTCACAGGGGTGCTCACCGCGTCTTAAGCGCGGTGCCAGTCTTTTTCGGGCTAAACCTTGCGCGGGTCGGTTCTCCGGGGCCGACCCGCTGCTCTGTGAATTTTGCTACTCTTAAATCTCGCTGTTGTTGCCCCGGCGAGACGGGGTCGTCGAAGTGTCCCTTAAGCAGCGCTTGATGTTGTGGTGGTGCTAGCAGGAGTGTTGGTCCTGCCGATCGAAAGCGCATCGCGCAGGCGAATGCCCACACGCCTCGGTGACAGTCGACAAATCAGGTGCGAGTAATGCCGCCGCAAACTGTCCCGACTGAGCCGGGTCAGCGCAGCCGCCTCATCCAGCGACAACATCCGATCATCGAAGGTCGCCGGCGCAAGCCCACGCTGTCCGCTGAAACGTCTCGCTTTTGTCCCGGCGAGCCGGGGTTGAGAGCGGGCATCGTCGATCACCTGTCTTTTAGCTCAGTTGCTGCGCATGATGGCGCAACGCCGGTCACAGCGCCAGCAGTAAACCATGCCGGAGAAGGCTGACCAGACCAGATCCGATTGCATTACTTCCCGGGTATTCCCGTGTTCTTAAGTGCCTGAACAGGGAAAATACCATGTTCGCGCTAGCCACATTTCCGCCGCTATTCGGGAGTCCGCCACCTCGAACTGGCTGGGACCCGTCCGGCACCGGCAGCTAAGCCCGTCGCCTCGATCCCCCTTGACGAACTTGAGCACAGAACGTCCTTCTGCCGGGCTTGGCCGGCTCCAGGACGCGTCCGTTCTCCGGCCTTCTTCCTGTTTAATTCGCGCCGGGCGCCGGCCTGTAGGGCCGCTAGCGAGCCTTCTTAGAGGGGAGACCGAAACCCTTGCCTCCGATCCTCAGCTTCACCGACCAGGAACTCGCAGCGCTCCGGTCGGCCGCAGCAAAGCTCTTGCCCGAACAGCGTGACCAGTTCCTCAAAGTTGTGGCGCACGAGCTTGGGCGCTGTCGGAAGCTCGGGCCGAAGGATCGGACCGGACACGCGGTAGCGCAGGTCGCTACAGCAGTGCAGCACCGGCTGGTGAACGGCACCAGGCGCCCTCGTGCCGCTGAGGCCGATCGGCCTGCCGTCCACCCTGCCGTGGGGTGAAAAGGCATGGAACGCCTGATCGGCCCCTTTTTCGGGCACTGCAGTAGCGCTTTCAAAGGATGTCCTTGTGGTACCAATCGAGTGCTGCCGGGTTGAGCTTGCCACCATGGCGAAGCTTAACCGACCGCGGAACCGAAACCGCCCAGCACCGGCCCCTCTCGTAATCCCACTGATCATTCGTGCGCCATGTCGCATAGGCGCCGTGGAAACCCCGACCGGCGCGCTGGTCGGCAACTCCCAACGCGAAATACGGCGAGGACATAATTTCTTCGACGGTGGTCCAGGAATTCGGGATTTGCCCATCGAATTTCATTTTTCTGCCCGATCCGAAAAACGTCGAAAAACCCGCTCACTCGCTCACTAGCGAGTGAGCGAGTCGGGCGACGATTTTTGTGAAAGCAGCTCTTGTTTCGGTTTTTGCAACAGCCGCGTCCAGGCATTCTCGAACTGCTCGCGCAAGTAGCCGCTCGCGTAGCTCGCGCCGCACCGTTGCCGGGTCCTCACCGCGATCGACCCTTTGCCGGATCGCCTTGGCCTCGGCGCGCGCCGCTGTGACGCTCCAGTC